CAAAACGGAGTAATCTGGAACAACAACAAGTACATTGTCAATTCCGTGCAGGTGGGTTTGACTACTGGCAAAGCAACATTTGAACTCCTTAACGTAGTATGAAGCAGACGTATTTAGGTTATTTGATTGAACTCCTCAACTCGGATGAGTGGATTGGTGCAGGCGAGAATATAGAAATCGCCAAAGGCAAGCACAAACTACCCGAAGGATGGAACGAATATATTAAGCTCCAATGGCGGCAACTGAAGTAATTACAATCACAGGGGATGCAACTCAAGCCATTGCAGCCCTTAATGCCGTTGGCATTGCAGCAGAGAAGACCCAAGCTAAAGCAACAGAGGCTAATGATGCTATCAAGGATGGCCTTGAGGCGTTAGACAAAAGGACAGGCGGAGCAGTATCTGCGTTCAAGAGTTTAGTTGGTGGGGTAAAGAGTGCGGTATCTGCATTCACCACACTAAAGGGAGCAATCATTGCTACTGGTCTTGGAGCATTGCTTGTAGCAGTAACCTCGCTCGTAGCCTACTTCAAAGAAACGGAACGAGGCGGTGATGCTTTAGCCGTTGTAATGGGTGCAATCGGTGGCGTAGTACGCAAGCTTACTGATGTACTCGTTACGCTTGGAGAAACGCTCTTTAATGCCTTTAGCGATCCAAAGCAAGCATTGATTGACTTCGGCAACGCTATCAAAGAAAACATCACCAACCGAGTAGAGGGGATGCTTGAGCTTCTTCCTGCTTTGGGTAAGGCAATCAGCCTTGCGTTTAGCGGTGAGTTCAAGGCAGCAGGAAAGGTTGCTGCTGATGCGGTAGGCAAGGTAACGCTTGGCGTTGAGAACGTAACCGATAAGGTAGGTGGTGCTATTGATGCGCTCAAGGAGTTGGGCAAGTCAGCGATTGCCGCAGGCCGTGAGGGAGCAAGAGTCGCACGACTTCTAAACGATGCAGAAGATGCCGAACGTGCGCTTATCGTACAACGAGCCAAAGCAAACAAGCAAATTCAAGAGGCACGTTTCATTGCTGATGACCTAACCAAAAGCACGGAGGAGCGTATCGCTGCCGTGCAACGAGCAGCAGCACTTGAAGAAGAAGTAGCCAACGCTGAAATCAAAACGCAGAAGCTACGCCTTACCGCACTCAAGGCACAGGTAGCAATAGGCGAGGCATCCGAAGACCAACTTGTACAGGTAGCAGAAGCCGAAGCCCGTGTTCAGGAATTAGAAACGGCAAGCATCGCTCGCAAGCGCAGACTTGGTACGGAGGTAAAAAGTCTACGTGCAGAGGAGAAGGCACGACTTGATGAGCAGATAAAGGCAGAAGAAGAACTCCGCAAGGTGCAAGATGAAGCACAGTCAGCATTCCTTTTAAGCCAAAGCCAAAAGCTTGACCAAGCGTATGACCTTCTTCTCACGGATCAGCAGCGTGAGATAAATGCAGTTCGTGACAAATACTTTGCGTTGCTTCAGTTGGATGAGCTATCAGCAGAGGAGCGTCTTGCGCTTGAGCAAAAGCAAAGCGATGAAATCCTCGCCATCAACAAGAAGACTGCTGATGCTCAAAAGGCTATTGACAAGGCTACGGCAGATGCTAAGGCGGCAATGATGAACCAAAGCATAGATGCGGTTCAAGGTGCGCTTACTGCTTTGTTTGGCGAGAGCAAGGCGGTAGCATCAGCAAACGTGCTTATTGATGCAGCGCAAGCAGCAGTCGGTATCTTCAAAAGCAGCACCTCTCTACCAGAACCATTTGGCTCTATTAACAGAGGCGTTCAGTTGGCGGCTCTTGCTGCAACGGCTGCTGCGTCTATCCGCAACATCAATAGCGCAAAGCCATCAGGATCATCGGCTGCACCAAGCGTACCTACTGCCGTTCCTACGGCTGCATCACAAGCACCGCAGTTTAACGTGGTAGGGCAATCGGGAATAAACCAACTTGCACAAAGCATAGGTGGTCAGTTTCAGCAGCCCATCCGTGCGTATGTGGTCAGCCAAGATGTAAGCACCGCACAACAACTGCAACGCCAACGAGTAAGAACCGCAACATTCGGATAATGAAACTTATTGAACTAATCTTAGATGAAACGATGGCACTCACGGGGATTGATGCCATCAGCCTCGTAGAGCATCCTGCTATTGAGGAGGACTTTATTGCACTCAAGTCAGAGCGTGTGGAGTTCGCTGCACAGGATAACGAGAAGCGAATCCTAATGGGAGCAGCACTCGTTCCAAACAAACCCATCTACCGAGTCAATGGCGAGGAGGAGTTCTATGTTTACTTCAGCCAAGACACCATACGCAAAGCGAGTGAGATGTTCTTCCAGAAGGCAAACCAGAACAACGCTACGCTTGAACACGAAGTAGAAATCAACGGACTCACGGTTGTAGAGTCGTGGATCATTGAGGATGAGGTACACGACAAGAGCAAGAAGTACGGCTTTGAATTGCCTGTTGGTACGTGGATGGTTTCTATGAAGGTCAACAATCCTGAGATTTGGGATGGCTTCGTAAAGACAGGCCGTGTCAAGGGATTCTCCATTGAGGGCTACTTCGTTGACAAGATGAACTTCGCCAAGCAGGAGATGGAGCGCATTGAGGAGCAAGAGGCGGCTCTGCTTCTATCGCAAATTGTAGCTATCATCAAGAAGGATGGTCGCAAGAAATCAGGCAAGCGTGTGGAGATGGAATCCTACTCGGACTACCCACAAGCGGTACGGTCTAATGCCAAGCGTGGAATTGTGCTGAACGAGAAGAACGGCAACAAATGTGCTACGCCTGTTGGTAAGGTGAGAGCGCAGCAGTTGGCGCAAGGCAAACCTGTAAGCGTAGAAACCATCACTCGTATGTACTCGTACCTATCAAGAGCCGAAGAATACTACGATGAGAACGACACTACCGCTTGCGGCACTATTTCATACCTTCTATGGGGTGGTCTTGCTGCAAAGCGTTGGGCTGAATCTAAACTTAAAGAATTGGGCAAACTATGACACGACCACAAAAGCTACCCGTAGCCTCACCAAGAGGCGGAAACAGAGGATGCCTCTGCAAGGACAATACCTACTCACGCAAGTGCTGCGATGGCTCTCTGCCTGCTCAAGGCATCGGCTCATTGACTGGTCAAGGTGATGTAGAACGCAACCCCTAAAATGTTACAAATAACCAACCCTCTTTTATTTAGTTAGATATGAAAGCAAATAATATCCTTAACCGCATCCTTGCCGAACTTAGCTCCATTCGTGAGGTTAAGTTTGAGCAAATGACCCTTGAGAACGGAGCCGTTCTTGAGGCTGAAGTATTTGAAGCAGGAAACGAAGTATTTGTCATTAGTGGCGAAGATCGTGTTCCTGCTCCTGTTGGTGAGCATCTCCTTGCTGATGGCCGTGTATTGGTTATCGCTGAAGAAGGTGTAATCGCTGAAATCAAAGAAGCTGCTGCCGAAGAAGAAGCAAGCGTTGAGATTGAGGTTGAGGCCTCAGTTGAAGAACCCGCTACTGAACTCGCAGAAGTTGAAGTAAAAGAAGAAGCTCCTGCCGTTGCAGCCATCGTGGAGAAAGTCCTTGAGGAGATTGCAATGATGCGTGAGGAGATGAAAGCAATGCGTGAGGAGATGGGCGGCTACGCCAAGAAGGAGGAGATGGCATCGGTTAAAGCCGAGCTTTCTGCCGCACCTGCTGCGAAGCCCATCAAGCACAACCCCGAAACAAAGCAAGTCAACAAGGTAGAATTTAACCGCCCCGCAAAGGCGATTGACCGAGTCCTTGCACGTCTTAACAAATAATAAAACCCGAAAAATCAAATGGCTACGACCACCACGATTACCACTTCGTATGCGGGGCAATTTGCCTCAAAATACATCTCTGCTGCTCTTTTGAGCGCAGACACGCTGGACAAAGGACTCATTGAAATCCTTCCCAACGTAAACTACCGCACCACCCTTCAGAAGGTTAACACCGACTCTATCGTTCGTGACGCAACTTGCGACTTTGACGCTACGTCTACGCTGACCTTGACTGACCGTGTTCTTGAGGTTGAACCGTTCCAAGTTAACCTGCAACTCTGCAAGAAGGACTACTACGATTCTTGGATCGGTGGTCAAATGGGCTTCTCTGCTTACGATAGCATCCCTGCTTCGTTCGCTGACTTTCTTATCGCTCACGTTGCTGCTAAGACTGCCCAGAAGATTGAGCAGAACATCTGGAATGGTAACGCTGCTTCTGCTGGTGAGTTCTCTGGCTTCCTTTCTTTGATGACCGCTGACTCTGATGTAGTTGACGTAACCGCTACCACCGTAACGGCTTCTAACGTAATCACCGAGCTTGGTAAGGTTGTAGACGCTATCCCCGCTGCCCTTTACGGCAAGGAGGACTTGACCATCTACGTTCCGCAAAACGTTGCTAAGGCTTACGTTCGTGCTTTGGGTGGCTTCGCTGCTGCTGGTGTAGGTGCTAATGGTGTTGAGAACAAAGGCACGATGTGGTACGGTGACCAGCCCCTGTTCTTTGATGGTATCAAAGTAGCTATGGCTAACGGTCTTCCTTCTAACAAGATGGTTGCTGCTCAAGCTTCTAACCTGTTCTTCGGTACGGGTCTGTTGAACGAGCGCAACGAGGTTCGTGTCCTTGATATGGCTGACCTTGACGGCTCTGACAACATCCGTGTTATCTTGCGCTTCTTCGCAGGTGTTCAGTACGGTATCGGTTCTGACGTAGTTCTCTACTCTTAATCCGAGTACATAGATTAAACCACGAGGGGGTGTGGGTTCTGCCCCGCCCCCTTTTTTAATTCAAACAACAAACAATGGCTTGCGATTTAACTAAAGGGCGGAAAGTTCCGTGTAAAGACGTAGTAGGCGGTATCTATGCCGTGTACTTTGTAGATTATGGTGACTTGGGTACGGTAACCCTCACCAACGATGAAATTACCAATATCAGCGGTACTTTCTCTGCATACCAATACTTGGTAAAAGGTAACTCATCTTTTGAGCAGACCTTCAACTCAAGCCGTGAGAATGGTACTACCTTCTTCACGCAGACGTTGAACCTGACCTTGACCAAGCTCACCAAAGAGGATAACAAGGAATTGAAGCTCTTGGCCTACGGACGTCCTTACGTCATCGTACAAGACTACAACGGCAATGCCTTTATGATGGGTCTTAACTACGGAGCTGAGGTAACGGGTGGAACGATTGTAACGGGTGCTGCTATGGGTGATCTTTCTGGTTACACGCTTGTAATGGAGGCTCAGGAGCAACTGCCTGCTAACTTCATCGCAGGTGCTACGGTTGCAAATCCGTTTGCAGGACTTGCAGGTGCTAACGACACGATTGTTGTAGGTACGAATTCGTAACCTATATTTGTCTTGTGCTATTGAACGGAATGGCGCAAATGGATGGAGAAGGGGGGCGAAAGCCCCTCTTTTTTTATACAAAAGTTTAGGCGGAGGTTATTTAGTTGAGATGCATATTCTACAAGTATCGGCTTTGCCTCAAACAATTACCATCATCCCTCGTGAGTTTGTTTTTTCTCAAGAGGATTTGGATTTTTACTTTGAGCGTGTGTTGCTTGATAATGGTACGCTTGAGGGCGTATTATGCGTTGAGAGCGCATTAAACAACCTTGATGGTGTTACGCTACTCTTGACCGATGAAAGCACCAACACAACCGCTACAATCAATCCTACGATTGAGGAGGCAAACGGCTTTATGTACCTGACTTCTACCTTTACATTGGTCAACAACCGATTCTACGGACTGAAGGTATTTTACGATGGAGATTTAATCTACCGAGATAGGGTCTTCGTAACGCCACAAACTGACTACGCCAAATTCACGGTAAACCAAAATGTCTACACGGAAGAAACAAGCTACGACAATGACTACATCATCATCTAAAGTCCACGTAGTAAACCTGTCCTCTTACACCACCCCTAACATCACAGAGGTGCAGGGAAAGGATTGGGTATCCTATGGTGATGACAATAACTACTTCCAATACCTGATTGACCGCTACAACGGATCACCAACCAATAACGCCCTAATCAATGGCGTGGTGGACTTTATCTATGGCGAGGGATTGGATGCTACGGATTCTGCTAAGAAGCCTGCTGACTACGCTGCAATGCGTGGTCTGTTCAGCAAGGAGACCGTACACAAGCTTGTTGCTGACTATAAGATGATGGGTCAATGCGCCATTCAAGTCATCTACTCCAAAGACCACAATACCATCGTAGAAACTGAGCATATCCCCATTGAGAGCCTTCGTGCAGAGAAGTGCGATGAGGATGGTGAGATTAAGGGTTACTACTACGCCAAGAGTTGGTCGGATGTAGCGCAGCGCAAAGAAACGCCTGTACGCATCCCTGCTTTTGGCACAAGCCAAGAAGGTCTTGAGGTGTTGTACATCAAACCATACCGAGCAGGATTCTACTACTACTCACCCGT